GCCCCCCCCCCCCCCTCCCCCGCCATTCATTCATTTTCATTCATTCATTCATTTTCAGCGTGCGTCCGTTTTCCGTTAGAGTCCGGCTTGGACTCAAACCATATCGGCAAGCCCTTGCAATTTCGCTTCGCGTTTTGCGCTTCGCGCCTTGCGTAGACTTTCCCGCTTGGCCGCTTCGTCGAACGACCAGTGGTCGTCCGCCTTTGGCGCTTGTGCCAAGGCTAGCTTGTCCCAAAAGAGACAGCGCACCGTGCCTGTCGGATTAGGTGTGATCATTTTAGTTTTTCGTTCAACTCTTTTGCTTTAGCTTCCGCATCTTGTCGCGACGAATAAACGCCGATAACTTCAAAATCAGGGTAAGAGTAAACTTCATACTCCGCTCCATTGCCCGTCCATTCCACTTGATACGTTGTAGTTTGCATACTTGGCGGGCGGCGACCACTCGCCACCGCCCGCCCCTGTATACCAACCTTAGACTTCAATGCCACCTTTGGCCCCGCCCGACCCACGCTTGGGCCGGACAATATGCGCCGGGTGCGTATCCGGCAGCTTTTCCAAGCTCTGCGCAAACGCAGAGGGATTAACCACCTTCGCGCAAAAAGCGCGAATAGCGTCGAAACCTTCCGCACTTGCATCATCATCTGACATTAAAGCGTCGACCATATCGGAGATAACCCCGACACTCTCCGCCTCGCCCCACTTCGCGTGGTTGTTCTGCGCAACAAACTTGCGCACGGACACCTTAAAAGCTTCGGCCAGCATGATTTTAGTATCGTTGTTCATATTCGGTTTATTTGAGCGCAGCTGGGATTTCCCAGTGTGCAGTAGCGGAATTGCCGTACACACTTGCCCCGCTCAAATTGCCGAGCATGAAGTCTTATCGGCCACTTGGCTTAAATTGTCAAAGATCAAAGGCGGTCGCTTTTCGCTTGCCTTATCTGCCATGCCTTGCGCATCCGTTGGAGAATCCCGCGCCTTCCCTCATATAGAGCGCGGGCGATGCGCAGCAGCGCAGCAGCGGGTACCCTTGCCCTTTGAGATACTACAATATAGGTTTTGTCCCACATAGCTCCAAACCAAATTTAGGTTTCGTCCGTTAATCCTTCCAAGCACGAACGGCAAAATCAAATCTATCCTAAGATGGAAGGGCTAAAGCCCTAGGTCCGCTGAAACTTTCCGCTTGACTATAAGCGCGGATTGCGCGAAAGTCCAGCATGGCCGAAAAGCAAGCTACGCAGGATAAAGCGAAACCTACGGTTAGGACGATTCGCAAAGGCTACGCCCGGCAGGACGCCTCCGCAGTTAGTGAGTCTGCTCGGCTACGCTTGTTTAACGCCACATCACTCAAATGACCGAACTCCAGTTTACCTTGCCCGCAAAAAACATAAATCCGGAAGCCCGAGACATCGGTACCCGGTTGCATGGCGTACATGCGCGGACAAATAAGGAAAAACAGGGCCCGCCAACGGACGAGCAGCCCTGGCATCAGCACGCAGCACGGTATTGTGCAATGGGAATGGTTCCAAAGGAAGTCGCTGCTTCGTGCGACGTGGAAGTAAACCTAATCTATCGCCTGCGTAATGCTCCTTGGTTTCAAGACCGGGTAACTAGCCTAATGGCGGAGCAGGATAAGGACGTTATGGAGATTTTCAAGAACGCACGGGGCGCAATGGCCATGAAGTTGGTAGATTTGGCGCTTACGGCGGAGTCGGAAACCGTCCAGCTTGCCGCTTGCGACAAAGTGCTTGATCGTTTCTTGGGCAAGGCCGTGCAACGGGTTGAATCGGACACAATTATTCGGTCTTCTGACCCGGTTGCAGAGAAGGAAGCCCTTCTACGTGAGATTGCTAGTCTAAACAATGGTCCTGCAATAGGCGAAAGTGATCGGACGTCGCAGTCCATCTAGGACTACAACCATTCTTGGCGCGCAAACGCCTTAGCTAGGTAGCCGGAAGAGCCTAGCCTGACCTAATCTGTGCTTCCGTAGCGTTAGCCGGGACGATGCTCGACAAATAACATGTGGACATATAGACAAGACGAACAGGCTGCGGCTAACCCGCTTGGCGGCTATCGCGGAATCATTGGAACTACGCAGGCGATTGCATCGGCTACTGCTGCTGACGTAACCGGCATTGCTTTTCCGATTAAATCTAGCGAATCGTGGATTTTTGAGATGGACCTTTACGCAGTTGGCAACACCAACGGCTTGGCTTTCTCTTTCACCGGACCTGCTAGTCCCGCGTCTGTGCTCATGAACGTGTTCGGTAACACGAGCGGCATTACCGCAGTTAGCTCGGAAGCCGAAACTGCGTTTGCAACGCCTACCTCGGTTGCTTTTGCCGCCGCGGCCGTAGCAAACTACATTCGCATCCGCCTGACCGTCGTTAACGGCATTACTGCCGGCACTGTGCAGCTGCAATGCTCCACGGTTTCTGGCACAAACAGCTCAACGCTGGTAGCCGGTTCGTCTTGGACCGCTACGCGCGTCGCCTAACCCTTATGAGCGGGGTGTGAATTAAACCTCACACCCTGCTCAACCATTTTATGGCTACTCCGTCCACGCTTTCCCTCCTAACCCAACGCATTGGTGCGTTGCCCGTGCCTCCGCACGATTACCAGACGTTTACCTACTCTGCGGCTGGCGTGGCCAACGATGACTTGCTAACCGTAATTACGTATAAACGTGGAGGAGCAGGTGGCACAACTGTTGCGACAGTTACCATTGCTTACGTTGGCGCTACGAACAACATTACGTCAATGACTTTAGCTGTTCCTTAGTATGGCATACGCTCCACAGATTCCGGGTCTGGACAACAAGGGCGCTGGTGCTGGGTCTTCCACGGCAGAAGGCACGTTGGTTACCACGGCTCAATCCCTGTCCGCCGCGCAGCAGGCGCAGGCGCGGACGAACCTTGCGCTCGCGTCAATGCAGGTCATCGACATCCCCGCGCTGGCCACAATCACCACCGGCACCGCCTATGTGGATTCGCCGCTGGCGCTGACTTTGGCCATCGGCACACACTTCATTGATTTCCATGCCGCGATCACTTCGTCCGACGTTACTGCCACCCACGGAGCGCAGGCAAAGGTCAACTTTACCGGGGTTTTTAACCCGTCCAATCCTTACGGGATGTTCGCCGTAAAACTGGCTAATCTTAACACCGCAGGTTGGGTCGCCGGCTTTCCAGGAGTAATTGACGCGCTACACGCCAAACAGTTCACAAACCACAATGGGGGAAGCACCACTTACAGCCTAATTATCTCTGGCCGGTATAAAGTCGAGGTCTCGACCGCCGGTGTCTTTTCCATTCAGGGGAAAAACATCATCAACCTCGACACCTGCTCCATTCAACCCGGCTCCTTCCTCGCCGCAACTTGTTATGGTTGACTGGCCACTGGGAGAACCCTGTATGTTTCCACATCAGGGAACGACAGCAACGACGGGAGCGAGGTCAACCCGATGAGAACCCTCGCCGCCGCGCTCGCCGCAACGCTATACTCCGGCACGATTGTGCTGCTGGCCGGGGATTACGTCGGAGACTCGCTGAGTCTGGCCACGGCCAAGACGCTGACGATCCGTGGACAAGGTTCGGTGAACGTGCTGCTCGGCGAAATGGTGGACGCCTTCACTCTCCACTCCGGTTCGACGTGGAAAACCGCCATCTCCACCGTTATCCCCGAGGACCGCACGTTCTCCGACTCCAACGACTTCCTCGCCTTCGTCTTCGAGTGGGGCACGCCCGAGGGACTGCTCGACGCGACCAACGCTGCGTTTGCGCCAGCTGGCCGCACGCATCGACTCCAGCACTACCGCCTGCGTTGGGGCACGAGCAAAGACACGCTCACTGCCGGTCAGTTCTTCTACGAATCTGGCACCGGCCTGCTCTACCTCCGCCGCACCGACAGCACCGACCCGAACGGGCACGACTACTGGATTCCAAACCAGTCCACCGCAGCCTTTGTGAAAAGCGGCACCGCGGCGACCAACCTCACGCTCTCCGGCGTGAACGTTTTCTTCGGCAAAAACGGTGTGGATATGTCGGGCTGCGGCACCTACACGCTGACCGACTGCCTATTCTACGGTTCCGCCAACGAAGGCGTGCTTTACAACGGAGTTTCCTGCGCTGGCCTTGAAACCGACTGCGAATACGCAGCGAACGCGAACGACGGCCGAGGCGTTACCTGCGCTGTCGCCGGAACGCCGATCATCTCCACCGTCACCCGGCCGTGGTGCCACGACAACGGCGACGAGGGCGTGAGCGACCACGACGACGGCAGCTTCTCGACCTATGTCGACGCCTTGCTTGAATACAACGCGATGGGTGGCTCGACCTGGGTGCAGGGAGCGCCAGTGGTTTTCACCAACCCGCACACCCGCTACAACACCTACGGTCTGCAAGCCTCGATCGGGCAGACCGTGGGCACGATCACCGGTTGGTTGTCCGAGCACGACACCTACTCCGCTGCAGCCACAGGTAACAGCACGCTGACGTTCAGCGGTTCGACGATTCTCTCACCCGGCACCGCTGCGTTATACGCTGGCTCACCAGGCGACATCATCAACTCCATCGGAACCGCTGGCGTTACCGACCCGAAGGCCGGTGGCGGAACTTTCAACATCTCCTAATGGATCAGCTCACCACCTCCATCTGCGACTGGGCTGTTCGGCAAGGTCCGGGCGTCGCCATGCTGCTCTTTGCGATATGGTGGTTGAACAACCAAAACGCCAAAGCCTCAAAAGAAGCCAAGGCGTCACTGGACACCGCAGCCGCAACCACCGCGCAGGCTTTCGCCGCCGCCCACGAGGAACGCAACAAACGCTTCGAATACCTTGAGTCAATGGTGCAGGGTCTAACAACCCGATCCGACAACTGTGACCGTGACCGCCAAGCACTTTGGCAAAAAATCGTAGAACTCTCAAAGAAATGAACAAAACCAAAATCGCAGCCCTCATCCTCGCGGTATCCGCGATCCCGTTGTCCATTGACGCAACGCTCTTGCACCTTCCGGGTGTCCCTAGCCAAGTTGCAATGTATTGGCCCTTGGTTTTGGCTCTAGCCTCAGTGCTACACAAGATTGCTTCGACGTTTCAAACCAAACCGGAATGAAACTTTTGCTTGTTGCGTTTGGTCTTTTCCTCAGCGGTTGCGCTGTGGACTACACCACAAAGACAGGTGGAAAGTTTAGGTTTGAGTTGACAGGCACACCTACCGAATATCTCGAAGCTGGCCGTTCTTACCGTAAATAATATGGACAAAAAACCTATCATGGCAAAACTTGGTTTGGCCGGTTATAACAAACCAAAACGAACTCCTAGCCATCCTACAAAAAGTCATGTAGTTCTGGCAAAGTCTGGGTCAGAAGCCAAGGTTATTCGTTTTGGGGAGCAGGGAGCGTCTACCGCTGGTGCGCCAAAAGAAGGCGAGTCGGCAAGGATGAAAGCAAAACGAAAATCTTTTAAGGCAAGGCACGGAGCCAACATTGACAAGGGCAAAATGTCAGCTGCTTATTGGGCTGACAAAGTAAAATGGTAAGATGAAAACGCTCGCCGAAAAACTTGTAGCTTTAGCCCAACTTGAAATTGGCGTTGAAGAAGTTGACGGCACAAACTGTGGTGTGCGTGTTGACCAATACAAGTCTGCGACCAACCTACCGCCCCACGAATCATGGCCGTGGTGCGCTGCTTTCGTCTGCTGGCTCGTCCGTGAGGCCATCCGCACCGATGGCCCTTACACCTTCGCGCGCCCAACCACAGCGGGCGCGTGGGACTTCGAGAATTGGAGTCTAAAGCAGGATAACTCCACGCACACGCTCCGAAACCCCGGCAATGACATTAAGGCCGGAGACATTGTGATCTTCAAATTCTCGCACATCGGCATTTGCGTGCGAGGCGCTGAGGCTGGACGCATACGCACGGTGGAAGGAAATACTGACGCCGCAGGTTCGCGTGAAGGCGGCGGAGTGTTTGAAAAGTCAAGAGCGTTAGATAGTATTAAAACGCGCATCCGGTTCACCGTGTGACAAAATACGGCTTTAAGATCTTTAACGGGCGCGTTAAGGTCTACGTGGATGACTATGTGATGTTCACGTTTAACCAGATTGACTTCAAAGGATACTACGCTTACAAGGACGACACGCTGCTCTACGGTCTTGACGTATATTTAGTTGACACTACAATGGAAATCTACTTCAAGACCAAAGAAAACTGGCTGGGTATTTTGCGCCTGCTGGACGAAAATCTTTAATTTCTAAGCCCATAATGGACTCTAACCCTATAGACCTTGCCGAACTACGCCGAAAGCGTGATGCGCTTGTTCGCGCAAAAAAGCTTCGGGAAGCCTATGGAATTAATTTCTACCGTCCGCATAGCAAACAACATCGCTTCCACGAAATGGGCACCGCCACAGGTCGATACTGCCGATTCGGGAACCGGACGGGCAAGACTGTGTGCGGAGCTGCCGAGGATGTTGCGTGGCTTCTCGGCGGCCGCACATGGTATCGGTCGAGTTTTGACATACTCGCAACGCGCCCGAAGGGTGCGCTTCCGATGGCAGAGCGGTTGCACGCCACAATGAATGAGGAGTTTGAAACTTACGTGCATAGCAGGCATGAAGGTTCGGAAAATCATCCGCTGGTGACGAAGGGTATTCCGCAGAGACCTGTGAAGGGATTACTAGTCGTAGCCGATTGGGACAAGGCGAAGGAAATTTTTACTAACCGCAGTGGCTCTTACGAAAACTTGGGTGAGCTGTTTCAACTAATCCCGCATGACGCTCTTGGCAAAGTGCACTTGTCCCGTGGTGGCCACATTGACATGATCGAGGTCAAGCGTCCAGCAGAGTTTGGTGGTGGCAGTTCCCTGCTTTACATTGACACTGTTGAATCTTTTAAACATGCTTGGCGCTCTGCGGAGTCGTCTGACTTTGACTTCGTCCACTACGACGAACCGCCGCCGCACCAGATGTTCATTGCGAACAAGCGCGGCCTAACGGATCGCAACGGCAAGTTTTGGATCAACGCTACGCCGGTTGAGGAGCTTTGGGTGAATGACGAGTTTTGCCCGCCCAAAGGTCAGAACGCCCGCGTTGCGGATGAAGGCCTCCGCTTCAACAAGACCGAACGTGGCGGTGACCGATTCATTATCACCGCGTCAATCTACGATAATCCATTCATTTCCACCGAAGGCCGGAACGAATTTGAAGCGAGCCTTAACCGCGAGGAGCGCGAGTGCCGTTTGATGGGCCTGCCTATGAACCTTGCCGGTCTAATCTACAAGGAGTTCATCTATGATTTACATGTGCTCGCTGACGTGCCAAAGGGCTGGGACGCTTATCACCTTCCCCCAAAGGACTATACCATCCGAGTCGCTTGGGACGTGCATGATGCCATCCCACAGGCAATCCTTCTTATCGCTACTGCGCCTACTGGCGAAGCGTTTGTGTATGACGAACTGTTCTTTGAGAAGCATATCGGACCAAACGCAGAGCTTCTAAAAGAAAAGCTGGCAGGGCGTAATGTAATGGATTACCTGATTGACCCGAAAGCGGTGATTGAGAGTCCGGTCACAGGAGAAAGTATTCTTGATGAACTCATGAATTACGACATGTGGTTCGAGAAAGGGTCGAAGGATATGACGCTCGGTATTGCGAAGACGAGAGAGAAGTTGTTGGAGCGCCGGCCTGGGTCGGAAATGCCCACGATTTGGTTCAGCCCCGGCTGCACAACCTTGCTCCATGAAATTTCTCGTTACGCATATAACCCACGCACGCAAAAGCCGGTAGATAAAGACGATCACATGCTGGAAAACCTACGCCGACTGGTGCTAAATGGGTTGCAGTATGTAGAGCTAACGGTTAACGAAGATTTTGACAATCGCAAACGTATGTACGTAGGCACAGCCGAGGATTTACTTTTTAAATGACCGAAGACATTAAAAACGAATTAAATAAAAAAGACGAACAGTCTGAGCTGACGCAAGCTTTGTTGACTAGGGCTAGAAACCTAGTTAAACTTTCTCGTGGCGAAATGGCTAAGTTTTATCCAGACTGGGATTTGCAAGATCAGGTTTACCGGGGTGAGCGTGCGCTTGACGAGGAAGACCTTGACCAGGAACGTCGGGAAAAACCGACTAAGATGATTGTGCCAAATACGTTTGCGCAGATCGAATCCGGTGTGAGCTTTCTTTTCCTGATGTTTAACCAAAACAGGACTTTCTTTGAGCTTACGCCTACTGGCGACGAAGATGCCGGTTACAAGCATAAAGACATTGAGCTAATTCTTGAGCGGGATTTGCGTCGGAACCGCTGGAACAGCGTTCTTTACCAGAATCTTACTGACATTTTTCGTTTTGGCCCGGGTATTTTAGACTGCGAATGGCATCGGAAAACTGCTCGCCTAAAGGTTCAGCAGCCATCCCAGATGATTAACATTGGCGGCATGGAAATGGAAACTCGTCCAGGGTCTGAATGGCAAGAGTTTGTTAAATACGAAGGTAATCGCGTTCGTGCGGTATCGCCCTATCGGTTTTTTCCTGACACCCGGTTGCCGTTGACTGAGTTTGAGCGCGGTGAGTTCTGCGCTTACGAAGAAGAATACTCTATGTCTGATCTTCGGTCTATGGCTGCGGACGGAGATGTGGCAGGCATTGAAAATGTTCGGTCGCTGTCTAACACTTGGTCAGAAGAACGCGGTTATGCTACGCGAAGCGTGGCTGACTTTACGCAGACTCGTGGAACGTCTGGCGCTATTTACTCAGGCAATAGTGAAAAGGAAGGTCCAGTGATCGTTACAAAGGTCAAAATGTGGATTGTTCCCGCTAAATTTGAATACGGAAGTAAGAAAAAAAAGCTAGGTCCAGAAGAACACCGCGTGCTTTATCATGTTTGGTATGCTAACGATAACACGGTTATCCGTTGCGAACCTGCACAGGAGTGGCATAATAGCTTCGGCATGACCGTAAGCCAGTTCACCCCGGACATGCACCATACGCTTAACCTGGGGCTTGCAAACCTCGTCTATCGCCTCCAAGACGTGATGTCCTTCCTCATTAACTCTCACATCAAGGAGGTTCGACGCAACGTTGGCGGACGACTCGTCGTAAACGTGGACGCAGTGGAAGCACGGAGTTTAGATGGCGAGGGGGACGTTTATCTTAAAAAGGGTTTCGGTCGGCGAAACGCTAATGAGGCCGTGGTTCCACTGCCGGGGTCTAACGTGACTAATGGTCACATGGGCGATAGCCAGTTGCTAACGGGGATCATGCAAATGATTAGTGGCATTAACGATAACATGTCTGGGCAGTATAACGGTGGCCGGCGATCTGCGCAAGAGTCACGGGTAGTTACCGCCGGTGCAGCAGGCCGTATGAAACTGCACGGGCATCTGATTTGGGACAGTGGCTACTCTCCGTTGGCGCAGATGATGACTAGTAATTCAAGGCAGTCCTTGTCTTTGGAACAATTCATGCGCGTAGTGGGAAAAGGCGCAATGGACCCTGCACGCTTTGCCGCGTTTCAAGGAACACCAGAGGAGATAATTAACGGTGATGATTACTTTAACTTTGACAGCACTATGGCAAGTGAGAAAGGATTTATGGCGCAGTCCTTGCAGGACTTGTTGTCTACTATCCTAACCGTTAACCCGCAAGCTGCGCTACAAATTGCGCAGAAGCTGGACCCAACTAAGATGATTGACGAGATTCAGTATCTGCGTGGCGGTGGAAATACAAGTCGGTTTATGTATGCGCCAGGAACAGAGCCACAAATGGCTGCTCCGCAAATGGTTAACAATCCAGCATGAGCGAAAATCTTCTAGCAGAACGTCAAAGGCTAACGCAACACCTTGGCGAGCTTGAGCTTTTTCTTAAAAGCACGGTTTACCGGGGCTGGCAGGTAGCTCGCGCTACGCAACTTCGTCGGATTGAGGACGACATTGTAGACATTGATCCAATCAATCGAGAAACGGAGATTGAAATTTTTAAACTTCGAGGCGAGCGGCGTTTGCTGCAAGACTTGGAAAATCAATTTGAGGATACTAGGGAAACCCTCAAGAGCAGACTCGACGAGATCGAAGAGCTGTTACAACCAAACCCTAATCAACACGAACAATGATACTAAATACAAAATATGGCAAGTTTCTTGCCGAAGACGACGGTGGCGGAATGGGTGGCGGAAGCAGCCTTGCTGCAACGCTACTTCCACCCGTAGGTGCGGAAGCAGGAGACCCCAGTGACGAAGGAGATACTTCTCCGTCTGAGTCCACGCTGGACTCTGAAAGCCAAGTGACTTCGGTTAAGCCTGCGGCAAGTCCGCAACAGGTAATGCTTGACCCTACGTCTTTTGCTGCTGCAATTAAAGCGGCGGGACTTGGCCAACAGGCGCCGGCTGCTCCACAGTTTGAGCGAAATAAGCCGCTTACTCCCGAGCAGATTGCCGAAGCTCGCAAGGCGCTTAACTTCTGGGAACCCGACGAGGCGTTCTTTACCGAGTTCAACAACATGGAGACGCAGAAGACGGCCATGCAGAAGATGCGTGATGGAATGACGCAACAGTTTGCGACCATGATGCAGGCTTACTTCCAGGATCAGCGGGGACAAATCTTGAATCAGGTTAATCCAGCCCTGCAATTTGTGCAACAGCACGAGGAACGTCAGCGCATGGACGCGTTCGACGGAAAATATCCTGACTTGGCTAAGTCCGAACTGCGTCCGCTGTTGAACTTTGCTGCGGACCAGCTTCGCAAGCAGGGTAAGACGTATGACGACCAGAACGCTTTGTTCGCCGACGTCGCACAGGGCATGGCCGCCATCATCCAAACTCAAAACCCTGAGTTCAAACTTTCAGCGCCTGGTTCCAATCCCGGCAAATCCAAACCAAACCCAAATGCCATTAAACCTGCGCCAGGCGGCGGAGGTGGCGGCGGTGGGGGTAACGCAAATACTGAGACCGGTGCGGGTGTTCCGCTCGCGGTTAAGTTTTTGCCTAAAGTGCGTGGTTAGTCTCGCGTGCTAGTGCCCTGCCGTAATCTGACTAAATAGAAAGAACCAAAACTATGGCCCTTGGCCTCGTATCATCCTCGACGCTCCATGACGGAGCTGTCGATTTCTGGTCCCGCAATACTCGTCGGCGTGTCGCCTACGACTTCCCGCAGGGCACCGCACCACTAACCGCGCTTTTGTCGCTCATGGAACCGGAGTCTACTCCGATTTCCGTGTTTGGCTGGCAAGAATCTCGGTTCACGCAGATCAAAACCACGTTGACGATCACCACGGGCTTGCCCACGGATAACGTCAACTTCTATCTGGCTGGCACAACGACTACGGCAGGCACTCCGGTGACTCCCGCGGTTGGCACGAGCTACCGTGCATATGTGGACGACGCAAGCAATTTCCAAGTCGATGACTCTGTCGTCTTCTGGAACCTTGTGTTGACCTCTGGCTATGGCAACCTCACTGGCCGCATCACCGCAACCAATACTACCGGCGCTGATTACGTCGAGTTTGAAGCGACTAACGCGCTTCCAAGCACGATTATTAACAACGTCGCTGGTGATGGTTCCGTGGCAAGCGCCGGTAACGAAGGCAAATCTGTGTTCCTCATGGGTTCTGCGTTTGCTGAAGGTAGCCGTAGCCGTACCGGTCGTAACAAGTATCCGATTGAAATCAACAACTGTGCGCAGATTCACAAAAATGCGTTTGAGTTGACTCGTAACGCCCTCAAAACGCCGACGACTTATAACAAGTCCGGTCATTATGAGAAGGCACTTAAAGATAACGGCATTGATCATTTGTCCGGCCTGGAAAAAACCACGCTGTTTGGCAAACGCCGTTACGCAAACGCTGTTGATCCTGACACTGGCGAGACTGTTAAGCGGTATTTCTCCGGTGGTCTGCTTTGGTTTCTTGAACAATGGGAGCTGGGTAACACCAGCAATACCATTGGCGGGGTTACTGGTGAGATCAACTACCGCCCTGGTAGTGCCGCGGTTACTGCGCAGACGGATTGGGAAACCTATACCGACAAGCGCATTATTAAGCTGGCTGGCGGAACGCTGAGCAAATCGCAGTTCAATGAGCTGACTAGCCGGGCGTTTGAAAAGACGAACAACAGCAGCTTTGATAAGCTGGTGCTGTGCGGCCAAGGTTACTACAACAAGGTGTCTGAATCGTTTGAGAAGCAGATCACGAAGTATGAACTTCGCGAGAACGGCTTCAAGGGCTATGATTTCCACTTGCAGGAACATGCGAGTAACTCGGGCACTATGTATTACAAGACGCATCCGTTGTTCACGGATTCGGTCTTCCGGAACTCGGCCTTCATCATCGACTTGGGCTTCCTCAAGTATCGGTATATCACTGATTCTGACACGGACATCGTGCAGGGTATCCAGTTGCCAGACGCGGACAAGCGTAAGGATCAGTATCTGACCGATGCAGGCATTGAAATCTGGTATCCAGAAGCGCATATGTTCATTCAGGACTTGGGAGGCATCACCTCGTAACCTATGGCCGCTATTGCATCAACCGCAGTGTCGATCTACCCTACCGGGTCTGACCGATACATCGGAAATAAAACTGACTTGGTTCAACGTAATCTAAAAATTACGGGTGTGACCGCAGCTGACACGGCAACCGCTGCCGCGCTTGGCTTTAGCAAACTTGTCGAAGTAAGCTCGGGTTACAACGGCAGCTCAGCAGGCGCGGTCGCAATCGGTCTGGATTCTGTGAATAACGGAATTCATATTGGTTCTGGCCCGTCAAACGCAACCATCTATCTGGTCGTAACCGGTAATCCGGTGATGGCCCGCTAGTTAAACAACAAAGAAAGGAAAATAACAAATGCCAAATCACATGACATCGGTGTCCGATTGGATGCCCAAGAAACCCACTAAGACTAATTCGTCTTTGATGGAACCAAACGCAAAGGATAACCCGGACTCGCTTACGCCTGAGTCGCAGTATAAACAGGCGCTTGGCGGTACGGGAAAGCCGAAAGGCCCGTTCGGTAAAAAAGGACGCGAGTTCTAAACTAGCGTTCTCAAACACTACCTCTTGTGGCTACGATACTCGAATTAAAATCTACGATTGCCGGAATACTCGGCGTCACTGTCAGCGACTTTACCGTCAACGGCATTGACTTTGGGCTTACCGCGCTTAATGCTGTTCGGCTACAAGCCGAGCAGGGAAATGATTTCGAGTTTCAGCGGAAGACGTTGAGTCTGTCCGTAAATACGCTCACAGGAGGTAGTCTTGAGAATGCAGTGATACAGGGAACTAACACCACGGCAACGATTAAAACGCTAATTGATGTGGGCCAAGCGGACACGAATGGAAATTTTGTTCCTTTGGAATGGACTACGCGTGCGGAGTCGCATGAGAGGACAAGGGGAGAGAATCGTTATGGTTCTCGCTCTTTGCGCTATCCGTCAGATGCAGATGCGCAAGTGTTTGTAGGCGGACGACGCCGAGTAATGCTTGATAATGATCGCGTTAGTTTGTTTCCTATGGGAACAATATCGGAAAGTGTAACTGTGTTGCTTGATTGTTATGTTTACTCGGATGATTTTGTAACGTCTACCTTGGCTACGCTTACTGGAACTACAGGACTAAACGCGATCAATGTAACGTATCCACTTCTTGGAACGTATAATGGAAAGCCTTTATTTCAATCGCAAACAAGTAGCTATACGCAGTATGGAATCTGGTATAGCATCAGCCAAGTAAAGTGGATAATCTCTTCATTGGAGTATATGAAAGAGCCTTTTGTGGCGGCGTTTGTTGATTACCATTATTTGGCCACTACGTCGTCGACCCTATCTCCAGCCGGAACATACACTGCTGCAGGCGCGTTTACTGGTACAGGCGTAGTTGCCGCAAATGCGGTATCCGACATCTGGACCACCAAAGGCGCAAACTACCTTATCTGGGCCAGCGTCGTTTGGCTCAACCAAAACGCCTCAGCTTTTGGTAAGCAGTTTGTAAACCGCCAAGAGGGAAATCTTGGTCCGCCCACTGCGTTGCGTGACGAAGCCCTTGCAACGCTAATCGCTTGCGACACAAATAAATTCGAACTTTTCCGTAGACATGGCCGCTAAAGGTAAAAAGTTATATTTCGCACAGCTCGGTGGGGAACAGCCGATTCCCCCAGAGTTCGTTGCCGCGATGGAACGCGCGGAAGAGATTCAACCGATGGGGGAGAATGTCACTGGGCCAGAGACGTTGTCGGATACGATTGTTGAGTCGAAGGTTGAGACTAATCGCACGGATGAACGTGTTCGCCGAACGGTTAAAAAGAAGGCCGGAAACATCACGCTTAACGCGATCAATGAAAACGAGAAGGGTCAGCCGGTTCAGGTAGCGCGGACGCTTTATCGGACGGCTTCGCCGCCTACGGACGTGCCGCCGAGTGCCACGGTTAAGGTTGCTGTGCGAGACTTGGGGAATGAGTTTTCTATTCGTGAAGTCACAACGGAAGGAACCTACTCTGGAGGAACCGTTTCCGCCTCGCTGTTCCCCGGCACGATGAACGAAGTCCGTCAGGCGATTGTGTTGCCTGATAAGTTCAAGCAATCTGGGGCGACGTTAACTATCACCGCGGCCACGTCGGCAGGAACCACCGCAACGACCACGGCGCTCGGCACTGGCGGAACCGGAATCATTGACTCTAAAGCTCAGCGTGTTGATCCGTTTACGGTGCGGTTGGAGGATACTACGCTAACTGCGTCGGTGAATACGACGGTGACGGAGTATGGGTTTTACGAAGGACTTGTCGCGCCGATCACGACGACGTTTATTGACGATTCTACTGGCGCATCCAGCGGAGGCACGCTTGTCACGAACGTCCAACGCGAAGTCATCGGTGGTGGCAAGGCGATTAACAAGGTCGAGGCTGTGGCATCTTTTCCGACGCGGTATGGACAGACGTATGACCCAAAAACGGGCGTAATCAACAAGTTCAGCGAAAGCACGGTCGCGCCGAACACCGGCACGGGCACAGCTGGAATGGACATCTCGCCTATTGACTATGTGCGCCAGCGCAATCGTCAGTGGGACACGGCTGCCGCAGTCACGTCGTATCTCGCAGTTGCGCGTAAAATCGTAGGTAAAACCGTGGTAGACCTGCCTGACGTTCTGGTCTCCCTCGTCGGCACAGCGAACAAGGCGACCGGCTATGGTGCAGGCAACCATCCGTCCTCGAACCAAGTGTTTTACTATTCCGGCGGAGGTAGCGGTGGCTTTTCTCCTCGTGCTAAAGCTCAAGCGTCAGCCTCGTGCCAGCTTGACTTGCAGTATAAAATTCGTCAGTATCGGAATATCGCGGTTGATTGCACGCATTATTACTTTTTCCTAGAGAATGGGTCTACAATGGCGCAGGTTTTAACAAAGCTCGCCGGTGCGTCGTTTGCAGGGGCCACTGTGCTTGCCCTTCCAGTGTTCAAGACTGAAACCCACCAGTTCACGATTAAAGGCCAGCAGGTTTCTATTGCCGCCAGTGCCGACACGCAGGCGAACGTGAGCATTAACGGCAATGGGACCTCTTACGTTAAAAGTGCGGCTAAAGGTTCGGACTATTCGGGTGAAGTCGGAACTTCGATTAAAACCGTAACCACTCCGCCGACAATTCACGGTGCGCTTACGATCTCTGGAGACGTTAGCGATAGTCAAAACGTAAGCGTTAGCGTTAGCGCTAACACGATGGCGATTACGGGGAGTGTGACAGTAGACGCTATCACGAACGAGCCGACTCCGGTAGCGGCCACAGCTTACGCTTCGATGCAACCGACGACGCTAAACGCTACGTCAGTCGCGGCTATTCCGACCACGGGACTTTACCTCACGGAACTTCGTGGGGAGATGTCCGAGCACGGGCTCCTTATGTTCCACGCAGTGGTTGTAGACTTCGCGAATTATGTCTGACGATTCTCTTTCTGACAAACCTTTCGACAGGGCGTCTGAACTTCTTATGAAGTTCGCGCAGAGGGAAACTGTGGCGAAAGCTCCGGTGGTTGCTACGCAGCATGAGGTTACGCCAGCGCCCGTGGTTCAGATGTTCGAGCCGAGGCCGTTCACGTTGCAGGCGGGCGGGGAAGGACAGGCGGGAGCGGCGGGAAGTGAGGGAACTACAACTAAAGAGGTTTTAATACTTAACAACACGGATACTGCAACTGCAACTTCAATTTTAGAAATTTCTACCGCCGTTTCTTGGCCTGACGGAACCGCCTGCACGGTGGATATAGGAGACCAAGATGGTGATATAGGTTTTCTTGGTTATCGTATAACCAGCGGAGTGCTTTTCTTGCGTTGGCTTAGTTTCCAAAGTTCTGGCGGTTCCGTTGCACTCAGCGGGAACGACATCACTATCACAGCTTTCCTTTAACCGCAGTATTAACCTAACTAAAACAACCTATGGCAACACAACGTTTGGACGGAGACGTCGAAATCACTGGAGCGCTACGCGTCTCTGGCAACTTTACCGGCCCAATCAACCGGTCCAACCTTATCACAGACAGCACGGCGGTTTACGAACTACCGCTGACCAGCTTTCGCGTGCATGACGCGATGCAGACAACGTTACCGGGCACGGCTCTGGCCGACGATCTCGGGATTACCTCTGGTGCTTTTGGCACCGACGTTCCCACAATACGGTCGGAAGACTTGAACGGCGACGGCACCGCAGCGTCTTACGCACGCACGAGCTTTACGCTGCCACCGGAGTATCTGTCTGGCGGAACAATCACGTTGCGGATGTATGCCGACACGCAGGCGGGAGCCGCGAGCGTGGACGCGCAGGCTTATCAAGCGTCTAAGACGAGCTTTCAGATTACCGGGAGTGATCTAGTCACCACGGCAGCCACGGCCGTCACCACAACCTACGCCTCGAAAGACTTTGTAATCACGCCCACGGCAAAGGTGGCGGGCGATACGCTCGACATTCGCATCGCGGTGATTGGGACGACAAGCGTTACGGCGAACACTATCGTGCGTATTTCTAACATCGAAATGCTACTTCAAGTGAAAGGGTAATATGAACCTGGAAAAACTAAAGCAGCTTGCGCTCATTGACCAAATGGGTGCGCAACCACAAGTGGAACAGCAAAAACAAGATGCCCAAGCCCGCATGGCTGTGGGGTTAATCCAAGCCTTGATGCAACAGCAAGGGGAGGCAGCGCGTGTTGCGGAACAGGCGGATTACCGTGCAGGATTGCTCCGTCAAGGGCAGGAGGGGATTGATGTGAGGCGGGACACGCTGAAACAGCAGAAGGCTATGAACAAAACGGCAGCGGCGGATAAGCGAGCGGCTGCGCAGACGGCGTCCGCAGACCGGCAGCTAGCAGTTATTACGCAGTTGGCTGAGAAGGGTGATCCAACCGCTATACGAGCATTGGCAGGGATGAATCCGGCTTACGGCAAGGCGAGGACTGACCTAACTAATGAGGCAACGGCAACACGTCGCACCGGAGTTAACGCCATGCTTCAAGGACTTTACACGCAAAACGCTACTGACCCGACTTTGCTTAAAAAGGCGTTAAGTGGCATTTTTGCTAACCCGACTGCTACTGGTGTGCCGGGGACTACGGTTGAGGATTTGAACGCTGCACCGTGGGATGCGATGGGTGCGGGGATGCCAACTCCTGGACCGGGATTTTTTAGTCAGCCGTTGGTGGACAATCCCCCACCAGTTTCATTTCCGCAAGGTGGGCAGATGGAGCGAAGGACTCCGAAGGAATTTCCAACCCAATACGGTCCACCGGCACGGGGAATATTCGACCAGGTGTTTGGTGCACCAATGCCCGCACAAGGAATTATCTCACCCGAAGACGCAGCCAAACTCCTAATTCAACAAATGTTCAGTGACCGATAACCAACTAAATTTTAACTAGCTTACTATTATGACACCAGAAGAAATTGAAGCAGCAAGAGTAGCAAAAGAAAAAAAAGACGCAGCGGCAGCAGCGGCAGCAGCCGTAAACCCACAAACCCAAATGCGTGATGAGATAAGTAAAGGGCTTGCTGGACTAATGGCGCCAAAAAACGAAGACCCAATGGCTCGTAGTAAAAACAATGCAATAACTATTGCAGCATTGCGGGGATCGCGTAGAGATATGAGCGGCAATTTGATTGACGAGACTACAGGTATGGCACCAGCTGGTGCTGATCCATTTAGAAACGACATGTTTCAATCGCGTGACCAACGTATTATGAAAGAGCAAGCTGCGTTTGGTGGTAATCCTAACGAAACGTATACTGGAAAAGGTCGAGGTTATCTTGATGCCCAAGGGGTAACCGATCAAATGCGAAAACAAGGCCAAGCTTCTGGTGGCGTTATAACTGAAGGACCGGACCAAGATCCCTCTCCGTTCAAAGGACTTATGACACCAATGTTAGACAATAAAGGAAAGCAAACTGGAACGGAATATATGCTTAACCCAAATCTGCCGGCCGACAAAAGGTTTCAAGGTGCGAATATGGGCCAGATATCTGGTGGGCGGGCAAAAAATACCGGAGTAAGAAATTCCAACGTGCCTACTATTACCGATGAAAATGGTCCTCAACTTTATCCTCCAACTGCCCAAATTCAAGGGTATCCTGAGGGGCCGCAACAGTTCGACGCTTTTGGGCAGCCGATAAGTAGTATGCCGGGCACTGAAACTCCGTTTATGCAACTGTTCAAGCGCATGCGTCGTTAGAGTCCACCCTGGACCCAGTTTATGGCACTTACTTACCGCGAGGTTAAAGACCTTTACGATGTTCTCAAAGACTCTGGCGTAACGCAGAAGTCGCTTCCCGAGTGGTCGACGGAGATGCAAGCATTGACGGGCAGCGATGCTTACGCTGCGGGGCAAAGCGATAGTTGGATCAAGCGCGCAAGCGTTGGAATCGACCGCGCTATTGAGTGGACGGGGATACCAAAAAAGACGGGAGCCGCAGGCCGAAGTTTTGGTGAACTGGTTGGTAATCCAGAAATGGGTGAATCTGTTGGTCGTAGCATGGGTCGACTTGCGGTGAATATGGCCCCAATGTTTATTCCGGGGGTTGGCTGGGGTGCGACTGCGGCTAGACTTGGCGGTATGGGCTTGCTTGCCGGTGCTGATACCTACACGCAAACGGATTCTCCTGCTGCCGGCGTGTTGTCAGGTCTTACCGCTGCTGCTATGCCCAAGGTTGCAAATTTGGCGGAGCAAGCTGTGTTGGGACGGATGGCGGGTAGTCGGTTGGTCTCTGGTTCGCTTGCTCGCGAGTTTGACTCAGCGCTCATACCTAACTTAGACCGCGGTGTGCAAGCTGTTAAGCAGTTGTTTCCAACTAGCCTCGGCCAAGGTCTAGCGTCTCAGGCCGGTGGTCAGGTTGCAGCATCCGCACTTGGTGAAGTAGCAAACATGGCACAAGCGGGTATCGACCCGAACCAGGAATATCAGTTCAGTCCGTCTGGAGCGTTCATCAATATGACGCTTGGGCAGTTGCCGTTTGCTGCGTTGTATGCGACTAAGGGTGGCCGAGCAGCGTTTGGCGGAGACGCGGCTAAAAAACAAGCAGACGGATTACAGCGACAAATTAACATTACGGAGACACATTTGCAAATCCGTGATGCGTTGGATGCGGCAAAACGAGAGCAGACAGTGCCTGATGTTAAACGAACGCCGGAACAAGAAGCAGCGTGGATGGCGTATAGAGAAGAAACGCAGAAGGAACTTGGTCGTCTACGTGCAGAACAGATTAAGATTATTAACGATCCAAATCTTGGACCAGATGCAAAGGCGGCTGCGTTGGAGCCATTGGTTGCGGCTGATGCAGCAGCGTC